TATGCTAGTGAATTTATTATTTATCCATCAGATCAGGCTTCAAATGTAGCAGGAATGGAAACGAATATAAACGGTTATTATAATATCTATCCATAATGCTTTACCTAATCTTCCTCACCGAACAAGCCGCCAAAGACCGAAGCTATGAAATCGCTAGAAATCTTGGCTGTCAGCAAGGCTCAACAGATTATTGGTTCGGATGCACAACCAATGGAACTGATTGGGCATTGATGATACCTGAAGATGAAACAGATAAACTGACACAGGCTGAAATAGATTTACTCGTAACAGAACAAGACTGGGAACAATGACAACAAAGGGAACCACATTAGAGACAGTAGGATGGCTCAAGAACATAACCACATGGGCTTTACTAGGAATAGCCGCCTACCAATTCAGCTCACTCACAGGCAAAGTGGACAAGGTACATGAGCTGGTTATCAAGCATGATGCAAAGCTTGACAATCACAAAGAAGAGATAGACCGCCTACGGAATGTCATGGCTGACCACAGGCCAACCATCCAAGCTAACCAATGAAATGGAACTTTGGCTCACTCGGCAGCGCAACGGTATGTATATGCTCACATACCATAAGCCAATCATTTGCGATGTCGAAGGTCGAGGATATCAAGATGCCTATGTTCCACCGGGTGATCCAGTAGGCATCAGGAATTTTTGCGATTTGATTTTAAAAACCGTAAATTTAGAGGGGCAATTGAATCGCCTTGAATCAATCAAAATTAATCTAACAGGTAACATCGTACTAACATGAAAAATTGGTGGGAATCAAAAGCAGTATGGGCAGGACTTGGACTTATCGGACTTGGCTTGCTTCATTATCACAAATCAGGTGACTTGACCAAAGCCACTGAACTAATTTTAACCGCCCTAGGAATAATCGGTATCAGGGTCGGCAATACCAAAATTAATTGATTATTTTTGTTTCGTGTTTGTCAGTAATTGGTTAGACCAAGCCCCCTGATTATCGGGGGCTGTCTTTTTATATGAAAGCGAATCAAATCATAGCGATCCTAGCAATAGTGGCAATCGTTGCCATCTATATCGATCTGAGGCAATCGGGTGCGCTTACATTCAATCAGACGCATGTCAGTTCTGATACGGTCATTGTAAACCTACCGCCTCAGACCATCAATCTGCCACCCGGTCAGCCTATAAACATAACCAATAACACTGTTCCTGCTGACATCGATACAGGAGCTATTCTAAAGGCTTTCTTTCGTGAACTGACATACTTGGACAGCTTGGAAAATGATACCGTTAAAATAGTTTTAAAAGAGGTTATAGCGCAAAACTCAGTTATCAGCCGTGAGATATCATGGCGCATGAAGTTGCCTCTAAGTACAACTATCAATAACCACTACCGCAAGTCAGGAGGCATCTATGTAGGAGCGCAAGCATTTGTATCTGATAAAAGCTCCATTTCTGGAAACATAGGCTACATGACCAAAAACGATTTGTTTATATTCGGATCATACGACCCATGGCAGAAAAGATGGGGAGCAGGCGTAATGATGCCAATCAAAAAACGAGGATTTCAGATTTTACCCTGAGCCAATAGGCAGCTCGTTCAGGATCGTGGATGATAAGCCGTTCCACCTGGTCTAATGCCTTGTCCTTTGACATCTGTAACAAGTTGCCATACATGTGGAACCAATGATGGAAAATCAGCTCTTTGGCTTTGTCTTTTTCACTCATCTTATCTGAAGGATTTGTTTTCTATTCCTAGACCTTGAGACATAACTGACATGCACCCAAGCAGGGTTCTGGTCATCGCCATACTCCCAAATCAATTGGTCAAAGTCTAAATTCTTGAGAATCCAAAGATAAATTTCACGGTTACTGATGCCGTTGTTAAATATATCCGCATCGATATCAATCGCCTGACCCTTCATGTGCTGGCTGGTCTTACTGCCTCCAATGGCTTTGTTCAGTTCTGGGCTTCTGTAAAATGAACTGATTCCAATCGGCTTTCCATACCATGCCCTTAATGGCTCAAATATCTGCCATGCGGTCAATTGCATAGCTTCAAGCTCCTTTTGGCTGGGCTGATTTAAAATCCCCAACCGTAAGGCAGTCTGGCTCTTGGTCGCTTCGCTCAATGTGATGTGGCTCGATAGTTTCATCAATCTCAAATTGTATGGTAATCCTTGTACTCAAATCGTTTATTTTCTTCTTCAGACTTTCAGCATAGCGTAAAAGTTTTAGCCTCTGAAGCGATGATATCTCATCGGAATTGATAAGCTTGGCAACATTATAACGATGTTCAACAAGCAAGTTCTGGTAGTCAAGCGAGTTCATCAGGATCCAAATTTAAATCTTTCATCATTACCAATATCTGCCTGACCGTATCTTCAGCACCGTTCATATATTCGACAGAATCACGACCAGTAAACATATTGCGCATGAGATTGTGTTTGATCTCAAATAAAACATAAGCCATCTCACTAGCCTTGATGCATCGTTTATGCTCAACGGCCTGCTCAGGATCCTTAAGGTCAAACTCTAACTTTGCCAATGCCATGATTCAAAGATAACCATCTAAATGTATCTTCCAAGCCCTGCCAAATGCTTATCTCGGCTTTCCATCCAAGCTGATTGGCTTTGCTACTATCCATGACTTTACGGCTTGGCCCTTCATAGAATGTACGGTCATAAACGATACGACCTTTATAATCCATTACCTCTACCAATATATCTACGATGTCGCTGATCTGATATTCTCGACCAGTGCCTACATTCAAAATCGCATCATCTGAATAACCCTGCATGAAATAAACCATAGCCTTAGCCAAGTCATCCACATGCATGAACTCCCTCATGGCATTGCCAGAACCCCAAACATTAATACTATCATAAGAAAGCATCTTCATCATAAGGCTTGGAATAACATGCCCACTGTCCATACTGAAGTTATCACCTGGGCCGTAAAGATTGCAAGGCATCAGGCTGATAAAATCACAGCCGTACTGCCTTCGATAGCTTTCAACCATCTTTACTCCAGCTATTTTAGCAACGGCATAAGGCTCATTGGTCTGCTCCAAATAGCCACCAAGCAAAAACTCCTCTTTCATTGGTTGGGGAGAATTGCGAGGATAGATGCATGAACTGCCTAAAAACATTAGCTTTTTGACATTGCATAGATAAGCCGAATGGATAAGATTGGTCTGAATCATCAGATTATCATAGATGAAATCGCCCCTATTGGCATTGTTCGCCTTGATACCTCCAACCTTGGCAGCGCACATGAACACATAGTCTGGCTTTTCCATCTTCATAAAAAACTCCACCTTGGATTGGTTTCTCAAATCCAATCGATCAGATGGGATGATTATGTTTTTATAACCAAGCCTTGTAAGCTCACGAATCAAAGCACTGCCGACCATTCCGGTATGACCAGCCACATAAATCTTATCACTCTTGCGCATTCAGCATATCATGTATTAATAAATGAACATCAAAGAAAGGCTCCCAACCCAATAAATTATAAGCCTTGCTCGCATCGCCCCTAAGCAGATTTACTTCCGCTGGGCGATAGTATCTCTCACGAACTTTGATTACATCGCCTAGCTTTGGATGGATTGCCTTTCTATTAAGACCATCACCCTCCCAGATGATATCAAATCCAAGCTCCTTGAACACATAAGTAGCAAACTGCTCAACGCTCATGGTGATGCCTGTTGCCAATACCCAATCTTGAGGCGTAGGGTGCTGCATCATCATCCACATGCCACGCACATAATCCTTGGCATGACCCCAATCCCTGACCGCCTTGGTATTGCCCAGATAAATCGTTCCCCCTTGACCCTTTACCAACCTCTTGGCACCTTGTATGATCTTCTGTGTTACAAATGTTTCACCTCGCCTTGGACTCTCATGGTTGAACAGGATCCCATTGACACAATGCATATCATAAGCCTTGCGATAGGTAGCCATTAGATGATGAGCCATAACCTTGGCGCATGCGTAGGGTGAGCATGGTTCAAAGGCAGTGTATTCGCTTTGCGGTGCCTTGGCATTTCCAAACATCTCGCTGGTGCCTGCCTGATATATCTTCGTGTCCAGACCAAGCAGACGGACTGCCTCAAGAATTCCGAGAATCGCAGTCCCATCCGCATTGGCTGTATAATATGGCGTATCAAAGCTAACCGCCACATGGCTCATGGCTGCCAGATTATAGATCTCATCGTATTCATTCTTGGCAATGATCTGCATCATGTTAATAGGGTCGGTAACATCCCCATAAAACAGATGGAAATCATCGTGATCCATCAAATGATCGATTCGCCTAGTATTGATCTGGCTCGTTCTACGCTTGATGCCATGAACTTCATAGCCCTTGTTTAAGAGCAATTCTGCCAGGTAGCTTCCATCCTGACCAGTTACCCCGGTAATTAAGGCTTTACCCAAGATTCCTTCCAGTTATAATGAACACCAATGGCTCCCAATGTCGCAGCTATGGTAGTTGCAAACCACCTATTTCTTGACTTCTTTACTTTTTTAAGGGCTGCGATATTGTCAATAGCCAATTGCATATTCTGCGCCTCCAAGGTATCTCTTTCAGTGCGCATGGATTCCAAATCCTTTTTCAATGCCGTAATGGTTCCATTGTGCCTTGCCAAATCAACATAAATCAAAGCCAATTCCGCTTTGGCTTTCTTCAGTTCAATACGGTCAAGATCGCACTGCTCCAAGTCAGCGACCATCATCTCAAACAAGTATTGAGGTGTGTAGATCAGAGAATCATTGAGCGAAGTATCTTCTTGACAGAAACTCGTTGAACTGCTCAGAAGCATTATCATTAACATTGCGATTTTTTTCATTGCGATAGATGATTAAGGGTTTAGAGTTGATAAACTTGGTTTCATTCTTTTGCAAGACCAGCTGTGCATTCTCGGTCAGCATGTAATCATTAAGCTCGGTAAGCTTTTGGTTTTTCAGAGTGATTTCATCCAGTGCAAGCTGGGTTTCCTCAAGCTTCTGAATCAATGCCTGGTTGTCCTTATGGACTACATTCATCCTTGTACCAAGGAAGATGCAACCCAAAGCACAGGCGATGGTTGAGATTTTGTAAATCATTTTTTTATGGGTTTAGTGGTGATTTGCAGTCTATCATGGCTTTCATCTTTTCCTGTTCAAGCCACTTAAAATATCGCATTAGCCTTGCGCCATTCCTTGATAATACGCATAAGTACCTTTTGCTGATGCGCATCAAATTTGTTAAATTCAACATAGTGCATAAATGTTTCTTCATCTATTCCGGTAGCCATTAAAAGGATCTTGATGTTCATGCCCAGCTCAAGGCTGTCTATGATCATGTCCTGAAGTTTGTCCATTTATTATATCCTGTAAAGATTTGAAGTCAATCCTTAAGGCAGATGCAAGCCTGCCTATCTCATCAATGTTGAGCAAAGATGGGTTTTTTATGGCCATGTAGAACTTCCGCCTATTGATTTGGCTGCGCTTGATTAAATACTCCTTCTTGTAACCGGAAGTGTTGATCAGTTGCTTTAATGTAAACATGGGGCGAATTACGGAAAAGTATCCCATTAGAACCAAATAAATTTAACGATTGTAAAATAATCTCGCTGAAAATCAGCATAATAAAGTTATTTTTGACCCTAAATGTTGGAGGTTACAATTTTGTAACTAATTTGGCGGGACCAAACAACAACAACATGAAACCACTACTAACATTTGCAGCTGCATTAATCGCCATGGCAGCAGCCGACCAAGATCAAATTATCGTAGCCCTTATCTTTATGTGTGTAAGTGTTTATTTCTTCCTAAAATCTTTAGAGCATGAGCAACATTGAAGATTACAACAAACAAATCATTAAAGGAATGCCCATTAAAATTGACCGCAACGAAACCATCAGAGGCGGTATCAACTGGGATCTGGTCGCACGACTTAAGGACTATTGGCGCATGCACGGCTACCCTACAGATAGCGACTATTCAAACCATGTCAAAGGTTTAAAACTTCAACGATGATGGAAATCAAAGCAAAATCCAGATGGCGCAACATCTACTCCGATGAGTATATCACAGTCCAGCGAGTTTATTGGGGGATGGTCTATTACACCAAGGACATAGCAAATATTACCATAGACCCCTTAATGGCACTGACCCACTTTATGAAGCCAGAGCATGTATTCTTAAACACCTATAAACCTATAACCTATTAATCAAATGACTGACAAACTAACACACTGGAAACAGCTCAAGAATCCAGATTACATCGGAGCCTATGCGCTCCAACCCGGTGAGGAGCTAATCCTCACAATCAAATCATGCGGCCTTGAGCAAGTCGTGGGAACCGATGGCAAAAAGCAAGACTGCCTTGTGATGCACTTCATGGAGCAAGTCAAGCCGATGATCCTGAACAACACCAACGCCAAGACCATCACCAAGATCCATGGGACTCCTTACATGGAGCAATGGTCAGGCAAACTAATCCAAATCTTTGCTCGCAAAGTAAGGGCATTTGGCGAGGATGTAGATGCGCTGCGGATCCGTGACTTTGTACCCAAGAAGGTAACCATCGATCCCGCAAAAGCCATCGCAGCCATTAACGCCTGTGCTTCCTTGGATCAACTCAAAAAAACCTACACCGCCCTGAGCAAAGATGAGCAAGGTCATCCCGATGTCATCAAAGCAAAGGATAACAAGAAAGGAGGCTTGGCATGACGAAAATAGAAACCTTTGAGATATGGATCGGTGATGACAGACTGATCGAGGCAACCGTAGAAATCACCGCTAATTACTACGATGAAACAACCTACACCTCACCCAGCTGCGACTACTATTGGAAATGCCTTGAGCTAACTGAGACCCTTGAAGATGGCACCATAGTACATCTGGAAGTAGATGACTATGAAGATGAAATTGAACAAATGGTAATAGCCGAGATATAATATGCAATTAAAAGATGAAGTATTAAAAAAGCTGGACAACCAGCGATCCGTTCTGATCCATGAACTCATGGCACGCAGCAACGACAGCAACATCATCCATGTATCCAGAATCATAAACCAGCTTTACATGGCAGCTTGGGAGGAAGGCTTTATCAAAGGGCTGGAGTTCTATGGCCCAGGCAAAAATGATGATTACTTACAACGAACACTAAATAAGTTAAACCAAGAAAATTAAAAACCATGACAACGCACATTAATCGTGAAGTATTAAAACAAATTTTAATTGACTTTCCTCAAACATTCACAAGTGATTCTGTAACAAAAAAGTTAAAATCAAATGGATATAATTATAAAACCAGTTCAGGTGAGTTATCTCATAATCTTAAAAAGCTTGGATATGTCAATATGGGACATCGTAGCAAAGTATGGACTAAAAAAATTGATAATTCTATAAATCAAACAAAACAAATTTTAAAAGATTTAACTCAATATCCAATTGAAGAATTAATACAAGAAATCAAGCGAAGGGGATACACTGGCACATTGAACCCACCATCTAAATCCATCATCCTATGATCATACACAACTGCGAGCAAGGAAGCCATGAATGGCATCAGCTCAGACTCGGCAAACTCACCGGGTCAAGACTCAAAAAGATGTTCGCCAAGGACAACTTATCCCTAATCGATGAAATCATAGCCGAAGAAGAAGTAGGCATGATCGATGACGATGAGTTCGTAAGCGAAGAGATGCAACGAGGCATCGATATGGAACCGCTAGCGATTCAGGAATATTCAAACATTACTGGCTATGATGTGGATCATCCTTGCCTAATCCAGTCAGAGGATTGGACAATTTTAGTCCAAAGTCCAGATGGTTACATCGGAACTGAAGGGGCTGTCGAGATTAAATGCCCAAAGACCAAGAACCACATTAAATACATCCGCCAAGGCAAAATCCCAAATGAATACAAAGAGCAGATCTGGTCTTACTTCCTTGTCAATCCTGACCTTAAATGGGTGGACTTTGTAAGCTTTGACCCACGCCTTGCGAAGAAACCTATCTGGATTCTCCGCATAAACCGCCAAGATTTGACAGATGAACTCG